ACGCTCGGAAGTATCGCGAGCAAGCTGAAAAAGATCCGGAATTATTAAAACGTTTAAACGAACAATATTCAGCAGCTCGAGCAATTAGGATTGAAGCCTTACACGCTGAAGCAGTCTATCGCGCTGGCGTGCTTGCTGGGGCGCTTCATAAGAGTTTTGAAAAGTATCTATACGACGTTGCGGAATATGCTTATAAAAAGGCTCACGGTGGCCGTACGGGTGCGGTCAATCGTCCGGCGTTTGAAGAAGTTATCAAGACACCATTCAACGGCCGGAACTATTCCGAGCAACTTTGGGGGAATACTGACACTCTAGCAGATAGCTTGAAGAAGGTTTTCCGTCAAGGTTTTATTCGTGGGGATAGTCCACACGAAATGGCTCGAGAAATCCGAAAAGAATTCAACGTGGCACGCTCGAGGGCTGAAACACTTGTCAGAACGGACGCGACAGCAATCATAAACCGAGCAACCATTAAACGATATAAACGCGAAGGTTTGAAATACTATCGGATTTTGGTCGTGCTAGACGATCGAACAACTCAAATTTGCCGGCGATTCGCACAAGAGGACAAATTATATAAACTCGAGGACGCACAAGTCGGGGTTAATATGCCTCCGTTTCATTATAATTGTCGGTCAACAATTATTCCGGATGAAGGCGAATTGAACGGGGAAGAAGTTGAAGGAATGCTTGAAGACGTTAGCGATAAAACAGAAGCGCTTTTTAGAAATAAAGATTCGAATAAGCGACGTCCAATAAATATAGCAAGACAAAATCGTTTGACTAGAGATTTTAGACAAAACGGAGGTGTAATTTTCCAAAGTCTAGTGGGTGACCAATATCTGAAGAAAATTGGCGCGGCTGCTTTAAATTACAACGAGAAAACTATTATATTGCCTACCAAACCGACAATTTCAGAAGTGTTGGAAGAATTATACCATGCGGAACAATATAGAAACGGGAAAATCGATCCAAACGATTATGTTAGTAAAATAAAAGCTGAAATAGACGCGCAAAACTATTTACTTTCGGTAGAAAAGAGGTATAATATACCTAGAAACGAAAGCGAACAAACAAAGAAGAATCTGAAATATTGGAAGGAGGAATTGAAAAAATATGAAGATTAAACATATTTTACAATTACCATTCGGGACGTCTGTTAATTTAGATAAAAATATCCCCGAATCCGGAGTGGTAGGCAAGTCTTTGACCGTTGATTTTGAAAATTACTACAAAGTCTTAGGAACTCCAACAAATATTTTTTCAGAAGTCTTAATTTCAAAAGCGGAAACGTTGAGGGAAGGTCAAAAAGTTTACTTTATATAAAATAAGCACTTAGATAATAATCTAGGCGCTTTTTTTATGCTCAAAATAAGAAAGGGGAACAATGATTAATATTTGGGATATTGTTTTCTTTACCGCTGGGTTAATCTGTTTTTTTATTTTGGTATTAGTGGGTTGGGCCATTATTGCCGGATTGATTGACGGAATTAAAAAAGCATACAAAGAACGTACAAATAGATAAGGAGGTGATCCGTATCTTGACAAGCGGGAATAGACCGCTTTTTTTGTTGTCCAGACTATGCGGAAGACTTTAAAAGCTGCATTGTTTCGCCGCCGGGCGTAAAACGAGAATATCGAGTGATGGCGTAACCATCGGAGGAAAATTATGTCAGAAAATACACAAGCAACCGTTGAGACTGAAGCTATTGAGAAAGACGTCGCTCAAGAAGAACAAGTCGAGACCAAGCAAGAGGAAACGAAACGAACCTTTACACGGGCAGAAATTGGCAAAATGCTAGCGGCTGAACGTGCGAAGTGGGAAGACGAACAAGCGGAAATTATCGAACAAGCGAAAGAACAAGCGAAAAGCGAAGGTGAACGCTTGGCAAAAATGACAAAAGACGAACGCGCAAAAGAAGAAGAAGCGCGACGAATTCAAGCAATCGAAGAACGTGAGCGCGTACTTGCAGAAAAAGAAATGCGAGTAGCAACTCAAACACTATTAAGTGAAGAAGGATTGCCGGTTGAATTCTTGGATTTTGTTATTTCTGAAACAGCGGAAGTCACCAAAGAGAAAATCGGGTTATTGCGCTCGGTATTCGATAAAGCGGTAGAAAGTCGCGTCGATGAACGCTTGGCACAGAAAGCACCACGAAAGGGGACTGGACCGGTATCGCTGACAAAAGCTGAAATTATGGCAGTTGAGGACGACGACCAACGTCAAGCCTTGATTGCTGCAAACATTGGATTATTTAAAAATTAGAAAGGGCTAAAATATGGCTGAAAATAAATTAACAACTATGAACGACTTAGGCGAAATTAAGTCAATTGATTTTGTCAACAAGTTTTCTAAAAATATTAACGACTTGCTTCGTCTTTTGGGGGTTACACGTCGTCAAGAATTGACAAATGACCTTAAAATTCAAACGTACAAATGGACGACTGATATCGATAATACGGTAACGGCTGAAGGTGAAACAATTCCACTTTCAAAAGTAAGTCGTGCGAAAGATCAAGAATATACTGTAACATGGTTCAAGAAACGCCGTGCGGTATCTGCTGAAGCTATCGCTCGTCACGGTGCGTCACGCGCAATTTCCGAAGCTGATACACGTCTTCTTCGCGAAATTCAAAACGGAATCAAAGACGGCTTCCTAGATTACCTTAAAAAGACTAAAACTAAAGTAAAAGGAAAAGGCCTTCAACAAGCTCTTGCGAATAGCTGGGGCAAATTGAGCACTTTCAACGAATTTGAAGGTTCTCCGCTTGTATCATTCGTAAACCCGCTTGATGTCGCAGAATACCTCGGAACAACAGCCGTTGCGTCTGACGCTTCAAATGTGTTTGGCTTCACACTTCTTAAAAACTTCCTCGGTATGCAAAACGTTATCGTTATGCCATCATGTCCGCAAGGTAAGATTTACACAACAGCGGTTGAAAACTTGGTATTCGCGTACCTAAACGTTGCTAACGGTGACTTGGGCGGATTGTTTGCGGACTTCACGGATGAAACGGGCGTGATTGCTGTAAGCCGTGACCGTCACTTGAACAACCTTACTTTTGAATCTGTATTCTTTGGAGCTAACGTTCTTTTTGCTGAAATTCCGGATGGCGTGGTTGAAGCTACAATCGAAGCACCAGTACCAGTACCCGGCGGATAATTAAGAGGTAAACGATGGCAGCTATTGAACTAGAAAAAGTAACGAAAGAAATTCGTTTATTGAAAGGAATTCCGGAAAGCGACAAAGAACAAGACGAACTTTTGGCCTTAATTGTGAAGGATAGTTTCGAGCGTATTATCGCGTTCGTCAACCGCTTTTCGGACTTTCCATTGGCAGAATTGCCGGATAGCGTTAGCTATATTCTTCGTGACGTGGCTGTTAGTCGATTTAACCGCTTGAACTCTGAAGGGGCAACCGCTGACAGCGAAGAAGGCCGGAGCTTTACTTGGGAAGACAGCTATCTAACAGATGATAACAAGGCGATTTTGGAAAGCCTAGCGGTCAAGAATCGCGCCCGTGGAATCGCTAGATTTATTTAAAAAGGGGGCGCGTATGATTTATAATGATCGCGTTGTTTTGATTTTTGAAACACGTCCGAGCGATGAATTATTCGAGAAAACGGGAAAACGTAACAGCTCTCCGATACCTTGTATGAAAAATGCCGTGTCAAACGCTGAAATGATGGGGCTTTTTGGTAAGTACAACTTCGACACGTTCAAGTTACACTTGCAAGGTATCCACAAGGATTTTTCCGAAGTGATTTACAAAGGGCGGAAGATGAAAATCAAAGGCAAAAGATACCATCATAATAGCACGGTGATTTATTTATGAGTTTTACTTATAAAGTCAAGGGGCTTGATAAATACATTCGTCGCGTACAAGGTAAACCAAAACAGGCAAGACGGGCAGTAAGCGCGGAGCTTCAACGTTCGGCCTTACGGGTTGAGCGTAAAGCTAAAATGAAAGCAGCAGTCGATACCGGATTCATGCGGAACGGTATCTTTGTTGCTAGAGTGGGTATGTTACGATACAAAGTAACGTCCCCGGCTGGCTATTCCGTCTATGTGGAACTTGGAACGCGTAAAATGAAGGCGCAACCTTTCCTCGGCCCGGCATTGAAAGAAGAAAGTGAGGTTCTATTTAAGAACCTTCGCAAAATGTTTAGGAGGTGATTTATGACTTTTGAAACACCTTCAGTAAAAGCGCTAGCGAATATTCGCGAAAAATTGAAGCCGTTAAACCTTCCGATTTACTTTAATCTTCCGGAACCGAAAACGCTAGAGCCGTTTATCGTTATCGGTCAAACGAGCTCGGACACGTCGAAAACAGTCCAAACGGGGCTTATTATCGAGGATTTAGGCGTTCAGGTGGATATATTCCTACCGGGCGATGAAAGTCGCGGAGAGGTCGAAAGAGTGCGCTCTGAAGCTATCAGGCGTATCGGAAGAAATTCGAGAATGGCTACAAATGTTTTGAAAGATAATACAGTAGGCCGAGAGGTCTATCATATCGTTTTAAATTTAACAGAAATAATTTATTAAAAAGGAGTTTTAAAATATGAGTGAAGCAGAAGACAAGGCAAAAATTAAAATTACGATTGCTAAGCCAATCGTAGGTAAAAAAGTATTTTACTTTATTCAATCAATTCACGCAGAAAAAGGCACGGGAGCAATGCTTCCAGCTTATCGTAAAGATGGTTCTACCACAATGGGTGGTGAATACATCGATGAACAAACACAACAAGGGCGTTTGCTTGAAAAAGCAACCGACGAGCACTCTATCGAGTTGACTCAATACTTTGCACCAAAAGATCCATCAGTTCAAGTTATCTTGGACGCTCAAAAAACGGGTGAATCAGTCAAAATCTGGCGCGTTATCGTTGACGAAAGCGTAAAAGACACGTCAACTGGTAAAGACACTTATCCAGCGCAATTCGGTTACGGTAAAATCACAGACGATATCGAATTCGACGACGCTATCGATGGATTTACTGAACTTAACTATACAGTCGGAATTGTTGGACGTCTTCGCGACGGGAAATTCCCGCTTTCAACGGAAGAAATCAATATGCTTAATGAAGTATATGATTACCAAAATCCGGGCGAAACAACTGGCGATTACAACAACATCACACGCTAATTTTTCAAGCAAGAGGGCCGTCAAAAGCCCTTTTGCTTTTATTTTTTTAACTAAAAGGAGTATAAACTATGGAATTTACAGTCGGAAGCCGTTCAATCGAAATTAAATTTGATTATATGCTTATGTTTAAAGTCAATCGTGAATTATCAAGTCGCGACGACAACGGACAACCTAACGAAGACGGCGTGGGCGCTTTATTCCTTCGAGTTGTGGAGCGTAACGATTCGGCGTTAGTTGACTTAATCAAGCTATGCGCGTCTAAAAAAGCGAAAGCCGTATCAGACGAGGAAGCATTGACAGCTATTTCAGCTAAATTGGAAGAATTGGACGCGACAACTACTGAGCCAATCTTTAAAGCTATTGAAGAAGAAATGGTGGATTCAGGTTTTTTCAACGAAAAAGTTTTGAAGTATATCGAGAAGCTCGAATTGGCCTTGAAGTATTTGAAGGCGAAGGCAGAAACAGCACAAGATCAAGCGACGGCACAATTCCAGATCGAACAAACGGAAGCACAAATTGGAAGGTTGAAGAACGCGATCTCTTAATCGAGTGCGCCCGTTTAGGTCTAACAGATACACGAATCATTTATTCTTGCAGTAAAAGGGAGCTTGACGCGATTCGTGAAGGTCTATACTATCGCAGTATTGAAGAAAGAGAAAATCTTGTCGAGCTTGCCTTTAATTTACGATATACGCTTAATGCGAAAAAAGCGGAAGTAAGTAAATTGAGCAAGAAAAAGGACCGCGATAAAGTTAGACGCTTATTCAGTCCAAAAGACAACGACAAGAGAAATAACGAGGATTTACTCGCGAAAATCGAACGATTGAACGAGCATTTCCGAAACAGACATTAAAAAAAGAAAAAAGGAGGTGAAGTAATGGCTTTTGATGGCTCAATCGAAGCCCTTATTGGTGCGGATTTAACCGAATACGATAAGGCAATGAACGAGGTCGTGAATTCAACTAAAAAAGCGTTTGAAACGGCCGCGCAATCTGCTTCTAAGAGCGCCAATCAGATGATTCGCGAAGTCGGGGAATTGATGAACCGACTAGCAAGCAACAATCAATCGTTAGGCTCTAAAATCGGTCAAGGTCTGACTGGTGGCGTAAAAATAGCTATAGGTGAGCTTCAGCGTATTGCTTCAAACATTGGCGCAAAATTGCCCGAACCCTTGAGGAATGGCCTTATCCGTTTATCAAATGATATAAAAGGCATTTTTGGGACGATGAAAAACGAAATTTTGTCGTTCGGTTCAAAAGTTAATTCAGGGTTTAAAAAAGCGTTTAATTTTGATATCGCAAACGCGATAAAATCACCAAAGAGCGCTTTTGCAGAAATGGCGAATAGTGTTGACTCGATGGCGACACGAATCAGCTCAAAAGCTCATTCAATCGGTTCGGTATTCGCGAATTCTGCTCAAAATATGAGTGGACCTTACAAGTCCGCGTTTAATGACATTGCCAATAGTTTAGCAGCTTTCGAGGCTCGCGTTTTGTCGGCAGCGCAACGAGTGACAAGCTCGCTCGGTCAAAATGTTTTGAATCCTATCAATTCGTCATGGTCTAGCTTGTTTTCAGGCTTGACAGCAAAAGCAAACGGCTTCGCAGATCGAGTTAGTAACTCATTCGGTGGGCGTTTGTTATCAGCAACGAATAGGCTCGCGACACAAGTCGGAGGTTCGCTTGGGAATGCGTTTCAAACAACCGGGCAGAAAGCCGTTAGTGCTTTAACTGGAATTGTAAGCCATACGAACAGCGCTACAAGTGCTTCTAGTGGGTTATTGAAACAAGTCATTGGAGTTGCTGCTGCATATAAGGCTTTTGATCTTGGAAAGCAAGCAATCAAGAGCACAATTTCAAAAGCGGCCGAGTTCGAGGCTAAAATGAGCAATATCAAGGCGGTTACTGGTGAGAGTGCGGAAACGATGAAGAAATTCAACGACGCAGCTATTAAAGCCGGGGCAGATACAGCCTTTTCAGCAGCGGAAGCAGCGGACGCCGTGGGTGAACTAGCAAAAGCTGGGGTTTCCACTCAAGACATCCTAAACGGTGGACTTACCGCGTCCCTTAACTTAGCAACCGCTGGGGAGCTCGACTTGAAGGAAGCGGCGGAAATTACTTCGACAGCTTTAAACGCGTTCAAACGTGACGGTATGAATGCAACGCAAGCAGCGAACCAACTAGCGGGAGCAGCGAACGCTTCAGCGACAGACGTTCACGAATTGAAGTACGGGCTTTCTATGGTCGCGCCGGTCGCTTCAGGGCTTGGCTTATCATTCCGTGATACCACGAACGCCCTCGCAGTATTCGCGCAAAACGGACTTAAAGGTTCAGACGCCGGGACATCGCTCAAGACTATGCTTATGAACTTGCAACCTTCAACGAAGGGGCAATATCTAGCAATGCGCGAACTCGGAATCATAACCGCGGATGGAGCGAACCAATTCTTCACAGCAGAAGGAAAAGTAAAATCGTTCGCAGAAATTTCTCAAGTTTTGAAAGATAAGCTGGGAGGTTTAACAGACGCAGAAAAACAAATGGCCTTGAAGACGTTGTTCGGTACGGACGCGGTGCGTGCTGCAACTATCGCGATGAACGAGGGAGCAGATGGCGCCAACAATATGCAAGCCGCTATTGATAAAGTAACGGCGGCGCAAGTAGCAGCGGAAAAATTGAACAACTTAAAAGGGGCTATCGAAGCCTTGAGTGGTTCGTTTGAAACGTTACAAATTAAGGTCGGAACGGCAGTCTTGCCGGTGCTTACAACGTTAGTAAAATACGTTGATAAGCTAGTGGATAAAATTTCCAACTCTAAAGGTTTACAAACATTCCTTGACGCTTTAAACTCATTGAATCCAGCTCTTAATCAGTTTTTGAACGGGACAAAAATGACCGAGGAACAAGCGGGCAAATTTGAAAGCACAATGGTAAGGCTAAAACCTGCTATTGCTGGAGTAGTTGGTGCTTTCGCGTTTGGTCCGGCGGTTAGCAATCTTTCCTCACTCTCTAAAGGATTGGGGTTTGTTGCTTCTAAAACGCTAGAATTCGGAAGTGTTACAGCGGGTAGTTTACAAACAGCTAGCGGTTTAGTATCTAACTTCACGGGTAAAATGGCGGGTGTTCCGGGTGCTATTGGAAGCGCCGCTTCACAAGGCCTTTCGATTTTAAGCATGATGACAAGCGGAATTTCTTCCGTTATGGGAATCGCCCTTGCTGCTATTGGTCCGGCAGCTATTCTCGGGCTTGTTGTCGCCGGTTTAGGTTTAATCAATAGCCAATTCGGACAACAAATAGATCAGTTACTAAACACGGTAACGACTAAAGGACCACAAATTATTCAAAATCTTGTTACGGGTATCACGTCACAAATTCCAGCACTAATTACTTCCGGTGCGGACTTAATCGCAAAACTGGCGCAAGCATTCGCGACAATGTTTCCGGTTATCATTGACGCTGGAATTCAGCTTATCGCTAGCTTAGTGCAAGGGGTAGGGCAAAATGCCGGCTCTTTGATATCTTCAGCGATAACGATTATCGGAACGCTTGTAAATACGTTGCTATCAGCATTACCGCAATTACTTTCTATCGGTATGCAATTACTTGTAAATGTGACACAAGGTATTTTGCAGAATATCCCGCAATTACTTTCAACGGCTCAACAAATTGTGACGAACTTTATCAGTAACTTGCAAGCGAATTTCCCTCAGATTTTAGAACAAGGGATTCAAATTTTAATGAATGTCGTAAAAGGTATCGTTCAAGCGTTGCCAACGATTATTCAGATTGCGACACAAGTTATTGTTGGATTCATCCAAACGATTATCCAAAACTTACCGGCTATCTTACAAGGCGGTATTCGTTTAATTGTGACATTGGTTCAAGGTTTAATTCAAGCATTACCACAAATCGCGCAGAGTGCGGTTCAGATTATTGGTCAATTTATCAATGGGCTTGCTCAAGCATTGCCGCAACTTATTGCGGCCGGTTGGCAATTAATTGTCCAACTCGCAATGGCGATTATTAAGGGCTTACCAAACATCGTCAAAGCAGCTTGGGATATTATCGTGGGATTCGGTAAAGCATTGCTTGAGTTCATTCCGAACGCGCTTAAAGGCGTAGGCGAAGCAGTAGGTAACTTCTTCGGTGGTCTTTGGGACTTTATTTCTGGCAAGTCTGAAGAAGGCGGAGCGAAGGTCCAAGCGACAATCAGCGCAACATCGGACCATATCGAAGCTCGAAGCGGAACGACAACCGCTAAAATTACCGCGGACGCTTTCCTTGCGAATACGGGCGTAAGTACGAATTACCAACAAATGCAGTCGAGCGTTACCACGTCCACGGACGCTATGTTAATGGACGTCAATAACAATATGCTAGGTATTACCGATAGCGCTACAACTCAGACTACGACAATGCAGCAAAATGTTTTGTCGAATTTTGGTCTTATGAACGCGAACGGGACTTTGCAAGCTCAACAATTCGCAACAAATAGCGATATGGCGTTTACACAAGCGCAGACAAACGCGACAGCTCAAACGAGCGCCATGAGTTCAAACGTTGTTTCAAACGTTAGCGATTTAAACGCGAACGCAAGCTATCAACTAGATCAGTTGCTTAATAATGCGAACGCTAGCACGGCCGGCGTATCGAGTACCGCGAACACGAACGCTTCTATTGCGAATTCTGGAGTTGTTTCCAATTTCCAACAAATGCAAGCGGGCGCAGCAGTCGCGACAAATGCGCTAGCGACAAGCGCGGAATCTGATTTCAGTCGCGTTTCACAAAGTGCGGAAAAATCAAGCGCGCAGTTATCGCAATCGATTACGAAAAATTATCAAGAAATGCAAAGCACCGTTGATAAAGCTATGCAAGCAACGGCTCAAGCGGTTCAAACTGGACTTGATAAAATTTCACAAGTTAGCACTCAAAGCGGAACGCAGATGGCTAAAACGTTCAATGAAACGTTTAGAAATGTCACAACAAGCGCAACAAGCGGAATGAACTCTTTTGTTAGCACAATGCAATCGGGACTTTCTCGCGTTACGTCGCTAGCTTCCAGCGCTAATAATAACATTTCCGCAACGTTTAGTAGCCTTCCGGGCTTGTTGAGTAGCGTCGGTTATAATGCTGGAATTGGTCTATATAATGGTCTTGCTTCAATGGCTGGATCTTTATATTCGCTAGCTAGTAGTATCGCTTCAAATATTGCTAGAACTATGCGGGCTGCTCTTTCTATCCATTCGCCTTCACGGGTTATGGATAAGATAGGGGGCTTCACGGGTGAAGGGCTTTATAATGGTATGTCTAGCTGGGTGAAAGATATTAACGACGTATCGAAACAATACGCGCAAGCTATCACCGATCAAGATTACCAAACAAATAGCGTACTCACTACGTCAGCAAGCGTTACAAGTGCGGGCGTTCGTTCTTCACTTGAAAACTTGAGCGACGACGTTAAGAACTCACAATTATCTGAACGTAAGTTTGAAGTCCATAACGAAATTGTGGGTGACAAGATTTATACAACAATCAAAGAGAAAGACGCTAGACAACAAGCACTTTCTGAATATTTCGCGTAAGGGGGACTCATGGATTTATTGATTGAAAAAGACGGTCAGGCTCGGAGATTGTCCGAGCTGGGCTTATATAATATCACGGTCGATGATTCTTCCCCGGCCGTGGATATTTCGACACGAACGGTAAAAGGTCGGAATGGTCGAATTTTTGACGGCTTGACCTATACCGAGAAAACAATAGAAGTAAAAGCAAGGCTTGCCGTCCCAACGATGGAAGCCTTTTTTGATAAAAAAGACGAATTAAACCGGTACGTCTTGGGTGATGATGGTTTTTACATTACCAAAATGCACCCCGAGCATGATGATTTATACGATTTCGAGTTGGCCGGACAAACAACGGGCGAATTAAACCTCGGAACGATACCTCATAGAGCATGGAAATATCGTTATAAGGTCGTCAATAATGGTTCGGTTGAATATGAATTCATCGGAAAATCTTCTGCTGGATTGAAGTATAACGTTTCTTTTGGTTTTGTGACTTCGGAATTGCCATATGGCGAAACAGTTCCAAAGGATATCATACTTTTAACAAATATGTTTGATTATGCGGGGACAGCTACACTTAGTCAGTTAGAAGTTCCATTTATTGTTGAATTAACAGCAAATGCTCAACAAACGAATTTCTTCCTTGAGATTGACGGGCGAAGATTCTCATATAATCACGTCGAAACGCCTATCCAATCCGGAAACAAATTGCGCTTGTCTGGCGTTGAGTATGGACTTAGTACGGGAACTTTTTTTGAAAATATTAATAATCGGACAAATTTCGAGTATTTCGTGATTAAACCAAAAGCGAATAAGAAAATCCCGTGGTCTACGAATTTTAAAGGCACAATCAAGATAATCGGATTTAAAGAATTATACAAATAGGAAGGAGGGAAACATTGCTTACATTTTACAATGAAAAAGGCGAAGGTTTCGGAGCGCAAGTTGAATTCACGGTCAAAAATGCCGTAAATGGTGAGCGTTCAGTTTCTGGGACTATTATTTCAAATGATAGAGTTTTATTTGAAATTGGGCGTGGATGGAAATTTGAGCTTGACGGCGAATATTATAATATTGTTTATGCCAAGCCTCGAGATGAGGGGCGCAATCTTTCCGTATCCTTCGACGCCGTTCACCAATTCTTTTATGACTTCGAGCACTCGAACTGTTATACCGAATTCAACGGCTCAAATCGTTTTGAAGTGTATATTGAAGCCATCTTTAAAGATAGCGGTTATCGATATCAGATTGAGCCAAGCGTAAGAGTGAATTCTATTCGTAAAGAGAATTTCGGGAATTCCAAACGGCTAGAAATGTTTAAAGATATTATTAAAGCTGCTGGACTCGAGTTTTTAGTTTCCGGAAAAGTCGTCTTGATTACTAAAAAAATCGGTACGGATCTTTCGACGGTCGTCCGGAAAAATTTCAATATGAATGAACTAGTGATTGAAAAGAATATCAACAAATTCATTACATATAAACGCGGACTCGGGGCGTGGAAAGATGAAGAAGACCATAGCAAGGGGCGATATACGTCTGAATATGAAAGTCCACTAGCTCGTATCTATGGACGTATCGAAGGCGAACCGGTAAGGGATGAACGCTATAAAGAAACCGGCAAGTTGTTAGAACGCTTAAAATTTGAAGTAGATAACTCATACTCGATATCAGTCCAGCTTGATATGGAAGATTTAACCCGAGCCGGTTATCGATACACACAACCACGGGCCGGTGATTATATTATGGCTATCAATGAAACGATAGGATTCCGTGAAAAAATTCGGATCGTTTCGTTTGAAAGTTCTTATGATGTTACGGGGCGCTTGATTAACCATAAAGTCACTTGTAATGATATCGGAAGCGTTCAAAAACAAATAAGCTCGGAAGGCTCGATCATTCGTAGCGTGGGACAAAGTAAAGAATTCGCAGAAAGCGCTCTGGCGGTCGCTACAAGGGCGCTTGTAAGTGCGGATGGTAAGAATACGGTCTATTATGGTGCAACTAAACCAAAAGACGAGCCAATCGGGACAATAAACCGAGGGGATATTCTTTATTTAACCGCTGGCGAAAATACAGAAATGTATATCTGGAACGGTTCGGAGTGGGAGCTTAGAAGGTTAAAACTTGATACAGCGGAACTTGAAAAAGAATTCGATAAATTCAAGAAAACAATAGAACAAGCAAACGAAGAAAGCAAACGCAGAAGTGAAGAAGCCTTAAAAAAAGCCGGCACCAGTGAAGACGTAGCTAAAGAAGCTAAAAAAATCGCAGACGATAACGTTAGAAATTTAAACACGTTCAAGTCAACGGCAGAAAGAGCACAAACACAATTAAGTCAAGACGTTGCGAATTTTAAAAATGAATATGGCTCTAAAATGCTTGAAGTCACACAAACGACAGACGGCATAAAGACTAAAATTGGAGAAATAACATCGTTCATTGACAAGGACGGCCAACGTCAAGAAGAATTGAAGCGTTATGCTAAAGAAGAAACGGCCAAACAAACGAATACTATCCGTGAAACTTTATCACAAGATTTTGTCGCTAAAAGTACTTACCTTGAAAATGTCGAGGGTACGAAGCAACGTTTTGAAGCACTCACAAGAGATAATGAAGCCAAGTTCGCAGAATACAAGCAAGGCATAGACGGACGTATCACAAACATTGCAAGTCAAGTAGCTGGTAAGGTCAATGAAACAGACTTCCAACGTATTAGAGAAACGGCACAACTTTACGAGCGTATTTTAGGAACAGATGACTCTAACGTTAGCACAAACATAGCAAGAATGGCATTAACGTCTGAATTGTTTAATGTTGAGGTAGGTAAGAGGTTTAGTAACTTAACTAATCTATTTTACGCTCCTACAAAAATCCCTAAGTATATTTCATCAGTTGCAACAGATAATCACTTGGAACGTGTTAGTTTTGGGGATCATGACGGAATACGAATTAACTATACTGACTCTATGTCTGGGTGGCTAGGGGTTCGGTTTCCGCTTACTAAAAAGTTTGTGAAACAAGGAGAAAGTCTTGGCTATCGTATTGAAATTTCAGTTGACAAAGTCCCAAAAGATGGTAGGGTTCTAATTCAGTTGTTGGATAATACCCCAAGTTTGGGAATGTATTATAATTCTCAAATAGAACTTACAAAAACGGGCAATCAGGTATTTACTGGTTACTTGGATATTCCTTATACTGGTGAATTGAACGAATACTCAATCAGGTTTACCCTTACAACCCCAGGGAATATTATTATCCACAAGCCTATGATTATCGATAGGCGCTTAATTCCTGAACAATTCGTGGATAGTACCGATTACAATAACGAATACACAAGAACAACAATGTCAATCTTGAAAGATAGCTTCGCAGTCAAAACGCTTAATAGTAACGGCGACGTTCTGAGCGCCTTAAATTTAGCGACGGGTGGAGCAAGTTTAGAAGTCGGTAAGAATAAGCTGGTAGTTACGCCTGAGACAACATATATAGCAGACGGGACAATTAAGAAAGCTATGATTGCAGACGCTCAAATTGGCACGGCGCAGATTGGAGAAATTGACGCAAGTAAAGCTAGAATTATCAATATTTCCGCTAAAAACATTGTCGCAGACGGCTTGACGGGCAACATTATCAAAGGCGGTAAGTTATCATCTTTAAACGGAAAAACAGATTTTGACTTACAGACTGGTTGGATTGAGATGAATAACTACGGTGTAGGTATTAAAAATCAATTTCCTAACCGTCCGTTACAATACCTAGTTTTTGGCGCTGGTACTATTGGGGATATAGATGGCTCATATACAGCACTTTTAAGTAATAGAAATGGATTGATAAAAATGGATAGCACATCAGCAGGTATTCAAATATGGAATGGTCGCTCAGGTGGCAGGACGGCCTCAGCTATCACATTTTATGGTCAAACAATGGACTTTAGACTTAGTGGACAAGATGGATTGGGACAAGTTACCATAGATACCCAAACACAAGATATTATTGTCAGAGGCCAATCTTTAGTAGGTAAATTTAATAATATCCATTATAATTTTCAACAAATCAAAAACTGGTTTGAGCAAAATAAACTAGGGTATCCTAGCTTGTATCATATAAACATGTAGAAAGAGGAATAAATGAGCACAGTAGACAACGTTATCAATCAGTTAGCTGTTGAGTTAGCTAACAAGACTATAAATGGAGCGTATGACAAGGCTGAGCGTGATGAGGCTCTGGCTGAGTTGCAACAAGTTAAAAACGAGCGTGACGAGGCGCTGGGGAACTTAGAAAATATCAAGTTAGGTTTTGAGGGAATGAATAGGATTTTACAATCTGATGAACGCCTTAAAAATCTCTATGAAGAAGTAAAAGCAAAACAAACAGAAAAAGAGGAACAATAATATATGACATTCACAGTAGTTAACAAATTTTTACAAGGCAATAACCGTACATTCGTAGCAATTCGTCAAGAAGAACCGTATACAGCTTTTGACCGTGTACTAATCGGCGACAGAACCAACGAGTCAAATGACGACTTAATCAAGGCGGTATTGGCTCAAGTGACGACAGAATTCAATCCGGCGGACGGCGTGAAGCAATTACAAGAGGATTTAATCACGCAAGAGCAAGCATACAACCAAAAACTAGCAGAAAAAGAAGCGCAGATTGCAGAAGTGAAAGCTATTGCTAACTGGTCTGTACTTGCAAGGGTAACAGATACAGACAATCCGCTAGATCCTACGCTTTACAAAAAAGGTCTTGAACTGGTTGATTTAGGTCAGACTGGTAAGACTTACCAAGCACAAGAAATTTTCACTATTGAAAATCCGAACCATGTCGAGCAATACCAAGAGGGCAAGCGTGTTATGGTTCAAGTCACCGAGCCTTTCACTTATCAAGGGCAGACAGTAGAACAATTGGAAGAATTGTATCAAAACGGAAAAATTGGACTTTGGAAGTGGGTAGCGCCTACTGTTAAGCCGTCAAGTGAACTTGAAACACAACCCGTACAATAGACCTCTATTTTAGAAAAGGGGTGGTTTAATTGGAATTTATAACTTTACTAGATAAACTCACGCCCGTTTTAATTGTGATTATTCCGAGTTATTTCTCTTTCAAAAGTACGCAGAATACAAAAGAAACTGAAAAACAAATCAACGTTCTTACGGATAAAATCGGTGACCTTGAAAAATCAGTTCACGCAGTCGAGGAAATCGGGAAAGATAACAATAAAAATCTTTCGCTAATCGGAAAAGGCTTGCAACGGTTACAACGCTTTCGATTGCAAGAAAACTTCAAAAAAGCAATACGACGTGGGAATACAAGTCAGCATGAAATCGAAGAACTTTCAAGGCTGTATGAAAGCTACGTCGAATTAGGCGGAAACGGTGCTATCAAAATATTGTTTGAGAAATTTCTCAAACTAGAAATCAAAGAGGAAAATGATGATGAATAAAATTAACTGGAAATTACGTTTACAAAATAAAGTGACTTTAATCGCTCTATTGGGAGCAATCTTCCTTATGGCTCAACAATTCGGATTTGAAATCCCGCAGAATTATCAAGACGGAGTGAATACATTCGTTTATATCCTTGTCTTGCTCGGGGTGGTTACTGATCCGACAACCGCTGGTCTGACTGATAGCGAACGAGCGCTTGAATACTACGAACCTAAGAAAGACTAGAAAAGGGAAGCCGTAAGGCTTCCTTTTAATTTTAAAATGAAAGGGGGCAACCTTTGAAAAAAGTTATTAAACGTCAAGCGGGCGTTTGTGTTGACGTTCGGGACGGTCTGAATAAAGTCAAAGAAGAATTCTATAGTCACGACAAGAACAACGCTTATATCGAATTAAAACTAAACGGTCTAAATGCTGAGAAAGTTATCGTTTTATTCAAGTTCAAAACAACTAATCGGCTTCTTGAAGTTGCGGGAAAGGTTGAAAACAACCTTGTATCTATTCCATTCGATACTAGCTTAATCACGACAGATGAAATCGTTGATGGGTTCGTTTACGCTGAAAAAATCGTACAATCGGCAGATATTCTAAAATTCTCGTTTGGGGTTCGTGTATCTGAAATTGACAAGCATAGCGAATTGCCCGTTATTGAGAAAGAAACTAAAAGAATTGTCGCTGTAACTGATATTGTAACGAAAGCTGAACTAGAAGAAGCGATCAAGAATATTCACGTTGAAGGTGCAACGTATGACGATAGCAATATTCGTACCGAAATAAGCCGTATTTTAAGCGATATTGAAGGCTTAAAGACAAAGACAGATAAAGATACCGTGTATGACGATAGCGCCTTAAAACAGCGTGTAACAGTTTTGGAAAACAAGCCTGAAAAAGATACTAGCAATTTAGTAACAAGACAGGAACTTGAAAGTAAAAATTATCTTACCTCACACCAATCGTTGGAAGATTACGCTTTAAAATCTGAAATTCCAATACCTTACAACGATTTAGAATTAAAGAAACGAGTTGAACGTTTAGAGAGCAACCCTAACGTTGACACAAGTCAGTTTGCAACTAAACAAGAGTTACAGAATATCGCCTTAACTCCCGGACCTAAAGGGGACAAGGGGGAAGCCGGAGAACGTGGACCGATAGGACCACAAGGCCCGCAAGGTTTACAAGGTATTCAAGGACAGATAGGACCTAAAGGTGAAACTGGTGAACGTGGCCCGCAAGGTGATACTGGACCAAGAGGGGCGGACGGACTTCAAGGGCCAATCGGACCTCAAGGTTTGCAAGGGGAACGTGGACAAGACGGGCAAGTTGGACCAAAAGGAGAACGTGGGGAACAAGGACCAATCGGACAGACTGGCCCCGCTGGCCCCGCTGGACCTCAAGGACCTATTGGTTTAACTGGTCCAAAAGGTGAAAATGGCCGTGATGGCGTGGGTATTCCTCAAAAATTGACCTTATCCGGAAACACGCTTATTTTATCTGACGGGGGCGGTAGTGTTAATTTACCAACGCAAACAGTTACAAACGCACCCGCCGGACAAGTAAACCAGTACGAAATCCACGGAACTGGTATGCCAAACGGCAAGGTTACAGCACCAGTCGGGACTACTTACGTTGATACCGCAGTAACAAATGGAGCTTTGAAATGGATAAAAAGACGAGGGACAGACAATCAAGGCTGGGAGGTGCTAACTGGTGATACTGGTTGGCGTACTTTGAATATTCAGTCGAAACTAGGCGCTTCATTTTTGAAAGTACGAAGAAAAAACGATACAGTCATGTATCAATTTGGTGGTCTAATCTGGGGCTGGTTCGGTGTCGTGCGTAGAGGTGGTCAGGGATACAGTCCACAAGGAAGCGACAAAGAAAGGAACTGTTACATTTTAGGTTTAAGCGGTGTTCCTTACGGCTTTCGTTCAGAGTCTAGTCTTATTGGTGGTATTTACAATGATAAAGGCACGCCGTACGGCACTTGGTATTTGGGGGGATATGGAGACAGTAACATGCTACGCTTCCAGTTCACTGATCCAGTACCTACCGATAGAGATATTGGCGACATTCGTGTAAGTTCTATCTCGTATCTTACGAGCGAGCCGTGGCCTAATGTCTTACCATAAAAGAAAGGAAATTAAATAAATGGGAATTAATATTGAAAATGCTATTGCATGGATGAATGCTCGAAAAGGTCGAGTATCTTATAGCATGGAATATCGAGATGGTGAGGACTCGTATGACTGTTCTTCGGCTATCTACTACGCTTTACGCTCAGGTGGAGCCGTGTCAGCTGGATGGGCGGTCAATACTGAGTATGAACATGACTGGTTGATTAAAAATGGTTATGAGCTCATCTCTGAGAATACACCTTGGGACGCTAAGCGCGGTGACATCTTCATCTGGGGGCGTCGTGGGTACTCTAGTGGTGCAGGTGGCCATACAGGTATGTTTGTAGATTCAGATAATATCATTCATTGTAACTATGCACGTAATGGTATTACTGTTAACGACCATGATGATATTTGGTATTCTGCAGGTCAACCTTATTTTTACGCTTACCGATTGACTAATCAAAACGCTCAACCTGAAGAACCTAAAAAAGGCTGGCAGTCAGATGATAAAGGCGATTGGTACGCTAGAGCTAATGGCTCTTATCCTAAGAGTGAATTTGAGTACATTGAAGAAAATAAATCATGGTTCTATTTTGATGCCAAAGGCTATTGCGTTAAATCCGACTGGGTATTCCACACAGACGGAAAATGGTACTACTTTGAAGAAGATGGATACATGGTGTCGAGCTGGAGGAAAATCAACAATAAATGGTACTATTTCAATCGTGATGGTTCAATGCAAACCGGCTGGGTTAAATACTACGACAAGTGGTATTACCTTGACGGTCAAAATGGCGACATGAAGTCAGATTGCTTTGTTAAATACAATGACGGCTGGTACTTACTACTTCCAGACGGTCGCTTGGATGACAAACCAGAGTTCACAGTTGAGCCTGATGGCTTAATCACAACAAAATAAAAAAATTCAAATAGAAAGATCAAATTAATTATACACACTAGACCGCTGGCTTATGCTGGCGGTTTTTTTGTTTGCTCTGAAAAAGAGTTATAAAAGGAGTTATAAAATTAGCTATACACTAATTTAATAATGTTTAGCAAACTCCCACCGGCTCCATTATTCTTTTGCATTCTTTTGCATTCCTTTCTAAAACGTTGTACTTACAGCGTTTTTTATTTTTTTCTTTGGTATTCCTTGGTATTCCTTTGCAGAAAAGGGAGTCACAAAAGGAGTCACAAAAAGGAGGCAAGCCTCCTTAAAAATCTATATATTTTGCAAAGCGTTCACCGATGTCGTCTTTCGCTTGAGTGGTTATATGAGTATATACGTTCATTGTTGTTTTTAAATCAGAATGTCCGAGTCGATATTGAACTTGTTTTAAGGTCATTCCAGCTTCAAAGCAAAGACTTGCGTGAGTATGTCTGAAACCGTGAATTTTAATCGGTCTTAGCTTGCTATCTTTTAAAATACCCAGTAACCACTTACGCGGTAAAGTGCTTGGGATTGGTTTTTTGAATTCATTCTCAAAAATGTATCTTGTATTAGGATTTTGCTTTTTCCATTTTTTCAAGATATTTTGGGTAGTCTGATCTAAACTAATCAATCGATTGCTGCTAACGGTTTTTGTATTCCCTATTTCTTCGCCCGCAAAACCCCTTGTGATAGCCTTATTAATATCCAAAGTGTTATCGTTCCAGTCTTTCCATTCAAGCGCTAAAATCTCCCCTTTTCGCGCTCCCGTGAAGGCTAGAAGACGAAAGAGAACTATTTTTTCTAAATCCTTAGTCTTAGCAACTAGTATCATGAATTTTTTTAATTCATCCTTGTTATAGAAGTCGCTCTTACTATCAACTTTCTTTCTAACAGTCGTCACTACACTATCGACTGGATTGTTTTCAATGTAACCATGCCTGATCGCGTATTTAAAAACTTGATTCATAAGACCTTTTAGTTTACGTCCATAGACTAATTTTTTAGACCATTCGTTAACTTGCTCTTGCATTTGAATAGCTGTTATCGTAGCAATATTTCTGTTTCCAAAAGCGGGGTATATGTGGTTTTGGAAATTCCTAGAAGTTTTTATATAAGTGCTATCTTGTACGGTATCAGCGTATTCTTTGAGCCATTTTTTCGAGATTTCCTCGACAGTTATCTCTTTCTTAATTTCTTCTTCACTTTCAAGATCACTTTGAAGTTGAAGAAGTGCTGCTCTTGCTTTCGCTTTCGTTGAAAATCCGCGACGTGTAACGTATCGACTATACCCATCCGCCTTGCCTATATAGGCTCGGAACATATAAGCAGTATCGCCGTTTTTCTTTTTGTAAGACTTGATTTCCATTTTATAATCACCTCGTCGTCAAACTTTCAGACCTTGGGATTTTTTAATTAGTTATTTACTACTACTTTCATTGATTTTTTCAAGGCACCACTTTCTTTCGCAATAGTTGTATCATCTTCCACTTTCACATATAGCTTAGGAGAGTAAGTAGAACCCAAATCATAACCATTTTCTATTGCCCAAGTTTTAAAAGTGCTTTCTTTAATTTGGTATATCTTGTCAGCAATTTGTTGAATTTCTACTTTGGAATAATATTTAGCTTCTTGAGGAAGATACAAGTAAAGGACATTTTTCCCTACTGGTTTAGCAACAACTTGATAACCTGTATTTGCTAACTGATTATTGATTTCAGTAGTCAAATGAGTAGCAAATTGTGTATTAGACGCTTCTGTATATTCAGGGCCATTATTTTTTATTTCTTGGGTTGTACTTGTTTCACTAGTTTTTTCACTAGTTTTTTCTTCTTTTGTGTTTTCTGTACTTTCAGATGAAGTGGTAGTAGCAACTTGTGTTGTTATTGCTTGTGTATTTTCGGTTTTTGTTGTATCTTCTTTGAAGAAAGTTCCAATACTAAAGCTAGAACCTATCAGAACAGCGATTGAGATATTTCTATATTTTTTATTTGGGCTTTTTTTAATAAAATACCAAATTCCAAATGCTGAAGCTAAAAAAATTAACGTTAAAATATTCTTTAAAATTTCCATTTATTTTTTCTCCTTTTTCGCATTTTAAATGCGTAAATTAAATAACTATTTTAATAATGCCTGATATTCTTCTTTAACCATTACCTCGTCAGTAGTGGTTTTTAAATTATAAAATTTCATGAAGTCAAGATAATTAAATTCAGACGGATTTTCTAATTGATCTAAAGCATCTACAAGTAAATGATGTATCATGTTTCTATTTGCTTCATTCTCGCACCTTACAAGAGCGTTTTGGTATTCCTTCTCAGTTTGGCCTATGTGACCTAACTCATGCAGAATAACTTGTTTTTGCTTCTCAGGCGCTAGATTTTTACTCACGAAAACTACTTTTATTTCATCAATATAGATACCGTTCCTATTCCACAAATCATTGTCGAAGTATTCAATCTTGACACCGTATTTTTTACAAATATCTTCAATACTCATTGTCTTCCTTTGAGATATATCTCAATAATATTCTGTATAGCTTCAATGTCTTCTTCATTTAACGGCTTACCGTCAAATGTTTTAGCATTTTCAGCCATTTTGCGTAAATCTGACGAAGTAAATTCGGGTTCAGTTGGTTTTTCAATTCTCAAAATATCGTTAGTAGAAGTATTAAATACTTTTGCTAATGCGATTAATTTCTTACCAGTAGGCAAATTGATACCACGTTCCCATTTTGAAACTGTAGTTTGGGATTTATAGCCTAACATACTAGCTAATTCCCCTTGTTCAATATTTCTTGCTTCCCTTAATTCTTTAATTCTTTGTCCTATTTCTAGGTATCTTTCCTTGCTAACCATGATTTTTTCTCCTTACATTCTATAAGCCTATTATATAGAAGAAATGATTTTAAATCAAGTGAAACGATAAAAAAAGATAAAAAATATGAAAAAAAATCAAAAAAGTAGTTGACAGATGATTTTAAATCATATATAATAAACCCATAAATCAAATAAATGATTTTAAATCATAAAGAAAGGAGAGGTATATGAGTAAGCCAACGATCACAATCGCAGAGTTGCGAGCAAGACACGACAAGATGACGCAAGCACAACTCGCTGAACTTGTCGGAGTACGCCCCCAAACAATCAACGCTTGGGAGAAAGATATTTCTTCAATCAAGGCGCAACATCTTTTGAAACTTTGCGAAATTTTGGAAACAACGGCAAGCGACCTTTTAGGCGTTTAATTTTTTACAAAGCATATGATTTTAAATCATATGAGAAAGGAGAAACATGAAAGAAAAAAATGTTATTTCAGTTAAGACATCAGAGCATGATGTGTTATTGACTGCACGAAAAAACCACCCCTCAGTTTTCGTCAATGGAATATTTCTTGACGGAGTAGAGAGAGTGGAATTTATCAATAACTTTGAAAAAAAAGATTGTGAAGTGTTATTAACTTTCAACGACAGGATAGAAAACAATCCGTTTCCATTAGATGAAGTCAATCTATTAGAAAAGTTATTTGGTCAGGCTTCAGACGGGCAATCCTTACGGGATATAGCTTTGCAAACTCTTGAAGATGATAGTTAGTATCTACACCATCAAAGAAAGAGACATGCATACTGAAGCTTTCTTTACCATCTTTCTTGGCTCTTTCGTACTCTTTGCCAAGAATAATCAAAGAAGCTTCTAACTGATAATTACTCATAACTTTACCTCCTTTCTGCTTACATTATAGCAGAAAGAGAATTAGAAGAAATAGAAAGGAGGGGTTATGAAAATAAAAAAATATGTTTAGGTGGTTTATTCATAAAATAAAAAAAGCACCGAACGGAAGTCCGGCACTTATCAAAATATTCACTTACAGTATATCACAGAAAAGGAGGAAATACTAGTGGCGATAGAACTCTTTGGCAACGAATGGAAAGAAGAACTATTTGAAGATTTAGTAAAACTTAATATTGAAGCTATAAAAGAAGCAAACAGAAGAATTTCAAACCAATTCAATATGGTTTCCATCAAAGAAGTTATGAAGGCTACTGGATGGGGAAGAAAAAGAATTGAAGATTTTAGAGATCAAGGAAAATTTAGCTATCAACAAAATGAAAAAGGTGGCAAATACTTATACGACTTAGATGATGTATTAAGATTTCAACGGCAACTTATGAAGTAGGAATAAATATGAAGATATTAGACAAACTTATAAAATGGTTTTTCAACAATGAACCAAAAGAAAAAAATATTGATTGGAAGGAAACTGCTCTTGTTTTCTCAGAAGAAAATATACATTTAAGAAAAGAACTAAAATACTGGATACAAGCATATTCAGACCAAAAGAAAATAAATGAAATCAACGAGGAGAAGGAAAAATGATAGAACCAAGCATCGCAGAACAATTACTAGGAGTCGCAGTTATATTCATCACCTTATTCACAGTGATGGTACTTACTGCTAAAGAAGAACAGAAAGTCGAAGTGATAGAAGAACAGGAAGATTTCTATACCATTGCACGCACAAACATTCGTAACTGTGACCGTCAATTCACATACGATACACAAAAACCAGTGGGTCTAAGACCTGAGCTACTTGCCCTACCATATCCAAAGGGGTGATTGTATGAACTTATATATTTGGAAATGTGGATGTCGTGATTGTGGGAATGTATTCGAGTATGTCGATAGTTACCCAATCATTGAATGTCCTAAGTGTGGGAGCGTGGATTTGGTTAATGAATTTGAAGGAAGGGAGTATGACTGGTGAGATTTTACGTTAACTCAAAATATAAACTGGTATGTGCTCCAGATTATTCAGATAAATTTGGAGACAAAACAGTCAGTTCATTGATGATCAATACTTGTTCATTTACTAGACAGATTGAAGAAGAAATCAATCTGGCAGTGGAAGAAGTATTAAAACGGCATGAACACAAAGTACCAAAAGAACTTGTAAAAGAATTGTTGGAAGAACAAAAAAGGCAAGTTCGAGCAAGCTATGATACTAGCGCAACGCTTACGGAGGCATTTGAAAATGAAAATCACTAAAGCAACAGAAATTACAAATAATGATGCCTGTTACCTAATTTATGGAAATCCAGGCTTTGGGAAAACAACTGCAATCTCATTCATTCCAGGAAAGACATTGGTTATCAATATTGATAAGTCAGCAAAAGTCTTAGCTGGCAATCCTAACATTGATATTGCAGATGTCGATACACATAAGATTTGGGATGAATGGCTATCAGTGGTTAAAGAACTACTGAATGGAGCAGGGAAACCATACGACACAATCGTGGTTGATAATGTTTCTGAATTATTCAGAGCTTGCCTTGCCAATCTTGGACGAGATGGAAAAAACCATCGAGTACCAACGCAAGCAGATTACCAAAGGGTTGACTTCACTATCTTAGATAGTTTACGAGCGCTTTTGCAGTTAAACAAACGGATTGTATTCACTGCGTGGGAAACATCAGATCAATGGTCAGACGAGAATGGCATGATTTACAACAGGGCTATGCCAGATATTCGGAATAAAATCCTGAATAACTTTCTTGGTTTGACCGATGTGGTTGCTCGTCTAGTTAAGAAGACAACAGATGACGGTGAGGAA